AAGCAGCTCCCCAACGAACAGGAACGTCCACAGTGCGAGCACCCTCTGCCATAGCATCAGCAATTTCATCGTATAGATTGAGCTCCCAGCTGCCTCTGGAGCCTACGTAAGCCATCAGGTCTACTGCCAGGCAATCGATGTGCTTAGACTTCATTGTCTGGCTCGCTCCTTTAGCCACAAGAGCTTTCTGTTCTTCTATTGTGCGGAGCCCACAGATCACGCCAAAGTCTATCTTGGTTGCACCGATAGCGTGTTTAACTATTGCAACCAGGCGTTCGTCCACACCGTCTAATTTTTCCAGGCTGCGATTGCTTAATTTAAATGTCATTTTTTCATCTCCAAATATAATCTCAAGCAGTTGACGAGCGTGTTTAAGCTAACGGCTGAGAACAACATGACCCACTGAAACATCTCCATTTACTTTCTCCCGAAAAATTGTTTGCCGCCCCTAATACCAACGGCTGCTGTACAGACAGTAAACACTAACCAGGTGTACCATTCTGGTAGCTCTGCTAATCGATCAAAACCATTTTTCACTGTTTGTTCTAAGCCAGGGATGAAACATAAAATGACTGGCACAAGTACAGCAAACGTTACCACTTCATCTTTAATTGATGACTTAGTACCCTCTGCCATGATGCGTTCCCAATCAGCAACGCTTGTTTTCTCTGACAATAATATTTTTGCTTTTGCTTCTGCCTCAGTAAGTTTAAGCTTTGCTTCTGCTGCTTGCTTTGTAGTTTTTGCGTCTAACCAGCTACCAGCTAAATTAGCTATTGGTGCTATTAGTGATTGGAGCATTTTGTATACCTCCTCGATCTGTCTTTGCTTCTTTGCCAAGCCACAACGCAAAGCTTGCACTGAGCATCGCTGTGACTAAGCTAACAAATGCTGACTGTTGTGTTGTTGGATCTTCAAGCGTCATAAACCACAAGCATACTTTCCAGGTCAGTATGATCTGACATAAGAATGCCGCCCTTGGAAGTAGTTTAAGTTCGTCAAGATAACTTGCTGTTATTGCTACCATTTCGCTTCCTTGCCATATGTATTGCTATAGACCTCTCGCGTGTTATGCAGAGGACATAACCATTTTCATCGTAAAGAATGAATTTGTTTTTCCATTCGAGTAGTTTCAAAGTTCAATTTTGATACATACAACTTTAGATTTATCGTTTGTGACCAGAACTTTAGAAGCCTCTTTTGCTTCTTCGCAAACCACTTGCTTCGTGTAGCTACCGATATGATAGTGTTGAAACTCACCACCGTTCGCTGCGCTTGTTGTTAATTGCACCCAAAGAAGTACCCACATCAGAACTTTAACCAACCCATATAAACTGCAAACAAATAGCTGCCTCCAAATATCGCCACACCAGATAAAACAATTACGCCTATTGTCATAAACGCTTCTATAGATTTTTGACGATCAATTTGTCTTTGTGCTTCAGCTGCCTTCCGTTCTTGTCTTATTTCTTTGCGGATATTTTGCAGCTCAGTATAGGCACTTAAACCCCTGGTATTTACGATTAGCTCTCTCAACTGTTCTTCTGCATCACGAGCTGCCATTGCATCTAAATACGTTGCTAATCCAGCTTCGTCAGAACCAGCGAATATGCTGTTTTTCTTTTTTGCGTGTTTGGCCTTGGCATTGTCTATTGTATCAAAAAAATCCACGACTTGGTTTTTAAGTGAGTACAGCTGTTTGCCAGCCTTAATCCCAGCGGATAAGCCACCTAAAATTGTCATCGGATCCATGTGAGTGTGCCTTTAGAACTAGCCTAGGAAGTTCATGCGGAGTAACAGCAATAAGCTTGCCCCGGTAATACAAATGAGTATCATTTCTAATCTAAAAACCCTTTGGTAGAGCTCTTTAATTGTAAGCTGAATTGTAGTCTTTATTTCAACAACATCTTTTTCCATGCCATCTAATCGAGCATGAGCTTGGTTTAATGTACGTGTTCTTTTATCCATCAGCTTGGCTCCGTTGGGAATGTAACGCTAGGCCAACCTTCAGATGTCGGCAAATTTCGCAAAGAGGTTCGATATGTTTTCCACTTTGTTTTTTGCGTTGCTGTAAGTGGACTGTCAGGCATCTGTGTCCAATCGGATGCTGCAAGTAACTCATTGCGAGTGGCTCTGTGTTCGGCTGCTAGTCTATCGGAAGCACCATCAGCCCATGCCTGTTCTTCTGCGTCTCTGGCTACTTCTTCTTCTTCGGTAAACTGAACTAAACCTTGAGGAGTTGCTTTATATCTTGGATTTTCTCTAGACATGATTTACCCCATACAATTTTACGCTCCCTTGATTAAAACTACCAGTAGGTGTTCTAATTTGAAAACCAGTACATTCACTGGTTAGGTTTGAATTACCTGATCCAAAAGTAAAACCTGCTTGGCGAGTGCTTTCACCAGAAGCTACATTCCAAACAGCTTTAGGGCGTAATCCAGAATTAGTCCCTGTTAATTCAACATGGCCAAAGAAAGTTTGCTCTCTAGCATAGTTGTAAATGTACCAATAAGAACTGCCGTTATCATAATTGAAACCAGAACTTGAACCATCATGTCTTATATTTGACCACCCATAACCAGTACCTGATGACATTGTACCACTTATCTCTAATCGCATATACATATGACTTAAATTTGAAGAAGTATCTATGTGGTCAAGTATAATTCTATAAGTAGTAAATCCATCATTTTCTGTAAAAACATTAGAAAAATCCATACTTATCGCACCAGAAGCATCAACTTTTTTAATAAATTGATAAGGTGTATTACTCTTAATCAGCGTTGTTACATCAGACGTTGATAGTCCTGACGCTGCACTACTACCACCAGTACTAGGAATTGTAAGACTGTTAGTATTTAAAGTTAATCCCATGTCAGTCTCCTATGTGCTTGTTACGCCAGTTACTCGTAACTTGAGTGAGGGGCTTATACCGTATGAACGAGCAGAAACTGTTGAGTTACTTGGTGTTCGTATAACAAGAGTTAAATCAACGCCATAAGTAGTGTAATGGCTATTTGATCCTACAACCCTTTGAGTAGGAGTATCTGGATCAAAATCTATAGCAGCAACCTTTGCGCTGTCATTGTTTAAATAAAATAACTCAGTTCCAAAAACACTCATATCAGCAGTACTAGTATGAAAGCGTACAGAGTTTCCGCTTAAACTCATTGTTGAATAACTAATACTACTTGTATGTACATCGCCTATGCTCCAATCATAATAACGTACTGTTGTATCATCGTGAGGAAGTATAAATCTATAAGATCCATTGGTTCTTTTTATAGCATACCATTGTTTGTTATCTGTTTGAGAAGAACCATATACATTATTGGGGGTATCGTTTGTAAAAGTTGTCAAATTGCCAGTTGCTAAATCATACACTTGAGCATAACTACTACTGGTTTTATGTGACCAGAAAAATAACCTATCAACAGTACGATCAGCATTTACAGAACCAAACATTTTTGGGTCTGATGATGGTGCTGTGTACGACATATCCAATAGTCTAGTTGAATTACCATCAGCTATATTAATTCTGTTTAAACCATTGCCACTAGAACCACTTCGATCACCATAATAATAAGCATGTACTTTACCATCATACCACTTAGGCGTGTATGCAGTATCATGTAAAAACAGTGAAGTTCCTGTATTATTGTAGACCCTTGCTTGAGTAGTAGAGCCGAAATTTGTGTTATAATTATAATGATAATTATTAGCACCTATATTTGGAGCAAAAGTATTAAGTGTACTGTCCTCACTTAAACTCATACCACTAGTGTTATCGCCTACAAAAATATTTGTAAGAGCAAGGTAGCCATTAACTTGTGCATTTGTTGTATTAGCATATTGTGTGGCACTTCTTCTTGTATTAAACTCTATGTCTTCATACTGCAAAGGCATACCAGTTGATTTAACTTTAACAGTTGAACTAGGTGCAATAATTTCTGAACCACTAGAACTTGCTGTTAAACCAACAATATCAAAATCATTTACTTTAAGAGTGCCAAGTACTTTTACGTTTGCATCAGTATCTTCTGCTTGAATGTTTTTTATTACATGAGATGTACTACTGTTTGTTGTAACAATCGTAGCCTCTCCGTTACTGTCAAAACTACTTTCTGTTAAAGTGTTTCGATAAATTTCTGCGAGTGTGTCAGCCATTTAATAATCTCCAAATGCTAGTGTGGCGGCATAAGAAAATCCTTGTATGCCTGTGAGAGCAGAGCCGTCTATAGCCCCTAGTTTTCCGTTGCTATCAAGCTGTGGAATGTTGTTAGCAGATGTGCCTACGTTAAGGGCTGCTGCTGTACCCAAACTTGGTGTTCCTGTTACATCGCTGTATGCGCCAGAGGTTGCTACTGTTGCCAAGCCAGTAATGTCTGAGGCTGCACCGCTTGAGGCTACTGCGTGTAATCCGGTCACTTCCGATACTGCAATTGCACCGTCAGCGAGGACTGCCCCACCTGATATAATGTTTGCGAGGTCTCTTGCTTTTGTCATAGTTTATCCCTTCACCAATAGTTTAGTTGGGGCAGTTGCTACACCCGCATATTGACCGCCAGTTGATGAACTGCTTAAGGAACCAGAACCACTTACATAATATTTTAACCCTACTGTAAGTCCTGATTGTTGGTCATTAACACCGCCAATAACAGTAATATCACCTGTTGCACCGTTGTTAATTGACCCCTCTGTAAAGCCAATAAAATCAGTATTAGTAGATGAAACAGTTTGTTTATATTCGTTAGCCTCTAAATCATTGTTAGAGTAATTAGCTAATAATAAAAATCCTGTGATACCATTTATTGATTCACCTGTTGATCTACAAATTAAGTTCCTACTAGTGTCCCACCCACTGTTCGATGAACTTTCAGTAACAGTTACTGCTGTACCTAGAGTAATATTACCATTACTTGCTACAGTTATATTACGATGTTGAATTGCACTATATATTGAAATTACTAATGCAGTACCACGACCACCACTATCAACAATGCAATTTGCTCTAGCACTACTAGAAACATTGACGGCTGTTCCAAGAGTAATTGCGTTACTACCCCCAACTGTAATAGACCTTATATCAATTCCATTTGTAGACCTTGCAGTAATAACAAACTTGCCGCTTGGAGTATCATAACGTAATGACATTGAGTCGTTAAATTGACTTTCGTTTGCTACTTCAACAACTGTGCCATAACTAAAAGTGCTACCACTGACGGTAAACGCAACAGCTTTACATTTTCCTTGAGAAGCATCATAAACAGCCATTACAAATTGACCGTTATTATCTGATGCTATCTCTGGATATTTGTAATTAGTAGTAAATCCTGATGCATTAACAGTGTGAGTAGTATCAATTACTGGCGTTGCTGTGCCTGTTCCTAAACTAACAACATATATTGGTAAATTAGAACCAGCCCTGTCTGCCGAAATAAAAAACTTATTATGAGAAGCATCATAACAATTTGCTATGCGTTTATCACCTTGATAGTTGTGGGTAGATGTTGCAACACTGCTACCCGAACTAATACTTGACCCTGAGTAAGATACACCTCTAAATTGTAGCTCATTAGAGCTGTCATAACCGTATGCTAAAAGCGCCCTGTCCATACCAGAACCATATGTAATAGAAAGACCATTAGAATACGATGAATTAGTAAGATATTGGTTATCACCCTGACTGTCTATTACTCCTGTATTAGAATTTACAGTTCTTCGTTGTTGATAAGTAATACCATCTGAGGTTCTTTTTATAAACGATCCAAATAGACCATTACCATTAAGATTAGCGTTTGGGAAATATGCAGTATCAAAATATTTAATATCTGAACTAAACAGATTTAAACCTTGTTCAAATACAGGATTATCTATTGTTTGCGAAACGGCTACTGCTTGACCACTAGAATTAACAATAACTGCTTGCCCAGCCGTTAAAGCTGACGCTGCTGTTAGCTCTATAGAACCTCCACCACCACCAACGCCAGCCGTTCCAAGTGCAGCCACAGTTGTGCTATCTACACTTGCTATGTTCTTTAGCTGTCGGTTGTTATCTACAACCTCTGTGCCACCAATTTTTAAAGCCATCTTCGGTATCTCCTATTAGCTAATCGTTGCATTAGAATTGACTGAGCCAACGACATCTAAGTTGCCGCTTGCGTCCAGTTTCATTTTGTTTGTGCCGCCTGTTGCAAAGTAGAGTGACCCACCGCTTTCGGTTATTGTCCAACCGCCTAGTCCTAGAGGTTTATTGAACGCCCACTTGTCACCTGATGCAGTGTAAAGAATGGTTGCGCTTGCCCCATCGACTGTAAGCCCAGCACCATCAGCAGCAGCAGCATCAGCCGCACCATTTGCTATCGTTATGTTCTTGTCAGCGACATCAAGCGTTGTACTGTTTACAGTTGTTGTCGTACCTGAGACTGTAAGGTTGCCTGAGATAACTACATTACCGCTAGTATCTTCATTGACTAATTTAAGCCAGTTACCAGCGTGTGCAAAATAACCAGCGCCAGTAGCGTGTACGTGTGCAAACATTCCATGATACGTGCTTGCGCTTGGTAGGTCACTGGTAGCAGAATAAACATTGCTGTATTTAATTTTATAAGAACCAAAGTCTACATCTGCACCAAGTATTGCATAACGTGCATCAGCTTGAGTTTTGCTATAATGATCTGATAAGGCAAAAGTACCATATCCAACTACACCTAATGTATCGCCAGCAGTTGCTGCACTACCAAGCGTTACACTTGTGCCATTTGTTGCGGTTACATCGGCTGGATCTAATCGCACACCGTTGAGATATACGTCTAGAAAACCCGGATCATATGTTGCCGGAAATACAGTTGTAGATCCGTTGTAAGAACCAGAGTTAGTTCCGACCACATAGTTCACTCTATTCGTTGTGCCGTTGACTGAACTCCCAGCATTTTGAAATGAAGAACCATTGTAAACTTTCATAGTGTCAGAAGATTCATCAAACCAGAGCAAACCATCATTAGGACTGCTAGGTGCATTGGCACTTATTACATATTGATTACTAAATTGATTAACTGATGTAAGATTAGTAGCAACGGTATTTACATTAGCTATAGAACCACCAACATTATTTACGTTAGTAATTGCTGCCGCAACAGCACCAATATTATTAGAACCAGATATATCTGTAGCTACTGTATTAATATTTGTTGTAGCAGCTGATTGAGCAATAGCTGCAATGCTACTTTCAATTGCAACAACAGCTGTTACATCAGAGCTTATTCCAGCGACTGTAGTTACATTAGAACTTATGCCAGCTACAGTTGTCACGTTACTAGCTATGCCAGCTACGGTTCCTATTGTATTTGAACCACCAAGATTAGAAGCTACTGTTCCAATGTCAGTTGCGTCAGCTGCTACAGCCGTAACATTTGCCGATATGCCAGCCACAGTTGTTACGTTGGCATCTATGCCAGCCACTGTATTTATGTTGGTGGCGTTTGCATTGACTGTGTTTATTGATGTTTGATCTGTGCCTGTTGGCGTTGTTCGCAGCCAAGTAGTTGTACCTAGGTTGTATACGAGCAACACATTATTGGTTGTGTCGAAAAATAGCGCACCGTCTACAAGTGCATTACCATCATTATCGACTGTAGGGTTGCCAGACGATGTAGACTTTGCGCCTAGGTAACGATCATCAAAACTATCAAGCGCAGCTTCTGCTGCTGTTTGCGCTGTTTCACTGGCAGTCTTTGCAGTTTCACTAGCTGTCTTTGCTGTTTCACTGGCAGTAGCACTTGTAGCTGCCTCACTTGCTTTCGTGGTTGCCGTCGCAGCGCTTGCAGCACTCGCTGTAGCTGCTGTAGTTGCAGTGGCAGCATCGACGATCAAATCATACTTTGCGCTGTTTGCGTTTGTAGTAAGAGGCTGAGAACCGCTAGATGTATGCGCTGTGTTTACCAGGAAGATATTATTAGTGCTTGTGTCTTTCACAATGTCGCGAGGATTGTACGCTGTACCACTTGCCCAGTTGCCGCGAAACGTTCCTAACTCTTGCGCTATTGATAAGTTGCCAGCTGCATCAAAACTAAACAGTTTGTTTGCTCGATCTGTTGCAGAAACTGTAAACTCAGAGTTAGCTATGACGTTTGTACGTGAGCCCTTAATAGTCCGGCTCAGTTCCTCTTCGTGCTTTTGTGACATGAACACAAGCTTGTCTAAAGCTTCTTCCAGGCTTTCCGCATCGAATGGATCATTTGCAACCAGGTTAAGACCCTGGGTAAGAGGCTGAGAGCGCAAGATAACAACCGTAACACCAGACGCTGGAGCTGATCCAAACACTACATTACCGCCAGATGCAGACCCTACTCCGCTAACTGTATAGTGTGTTGTTATGGTCTGTACAGTTTCCGTTCCATCCGATGCCCTGAGAATGACGACAACATCTGACTGATCAAAAATCTTAAACGTGTATGCAAACGTGGTAAGTGAGCCATTACCAGAATAACTGACTTTGTTTGTGGAGCTAGATACTGTCATTGTTTAATAATCCCTAGTTCATCTATAATTTGTTTGGCTTCTTGTCTGTTCTCGTATGCTGTTGCTAGATCTGCGTTTTCGGGTAACTGCAACAAAAGCTGAAACCCAGCCTCGTAATAATCGTCTTCAATTGTTTTTATTATTTGTAATAGATCATCGTCATTTAACTTGCCTTGATCTACGCCTTGGCGATACACGCTAGTCGGAAACGTCATTTCATATTCTAACGCGTCTCTAAAAGTCATATTGCCATATTGTGGTAACGTGGCTTCGTTCTTTGCCAAGCCAACAAGATCAAATCTTGCGCCCTTAGATAAACGTAAACCGTTGTGACTTACCTTAGTCCTTAAAGGCCAAACACCAGTTCTTTGATTAAACTCAGCAAGAGCTGTTTCAAGCTCAGTAGGCTCCTCACCAATTCGACATCTAATACCAGTAAAACTATTCCACATGGCTAATGCTGGGTTCATTGCAAAGCTTACATCATTGTAACCAATTTCTCTTCCTAGCGTGTCATAGCCAACAGTATTAAGATCTTCTGCACGTTTTTGCCTGTTTTCAAACGCACTGCCTTCTAGAGCCATTGCAAGAATTTCTTTATAAGCTCTGTAGAACTCATCAGTTATTTCTACTTTAGGCTGACCAACTAAAAAATATGCTTTTTCATCTGGTATCTTTTCGCCACGATTATTGATGACATAATGAACAGGATCACCTTTTTCGTCTAAAGCTTCTACATCTTCTAACGTGTAGTATTCATAATCGGCTCTAGGATAAAGTCGTGTCGGATCTACTAGCCTGTTAAATTGTCGTTGCAGTGCAGCCACGGGATTTGGCACACCGAAATAACTAGCACCCTCTGCTGGCGTTCTTGCCAATCGCACAAGATTTTCTTTAAAATCTTGCCCATCCTCAAATTGAGCTAATGAAGCAACATCAGACATTCCTTCAAGCATTGGCATTTCTGACATATATTTATAGGTTGCACCAAGAACTGAGAAAATTACGTCATCGTATAATGTAAAATTTGATTTATCTTCCATAACACCTGTTTTGTGCATTGCTTCTATAACAGAATTGTTAAGGTGTATTATAGCGCCAACAGGTTCTAGACCGTTAAAAGAACAATACATTAGCTCTCCGTTAGGTCTGCCTTTGTCATCATACATTGGTAGTAATTCATCTGTATCAGGATCACGAGGCCAGTTATTTTTATCTCTTATAAAAGTGTAACTATTTGGTTGCCATCCAGGTTTTTGAACAAGCAACGCTTCGCGCTCGTTTTTATTTGTTGGCATTTGTCCAGTAAATCTACCGTTTGCAAATTCATTAGCAACGTAAGCTCCTATCATTGATGCCATTGAAAATTTTGCTAATGCTTTTTGTTGTTGTGCAGCTGTGCCAGTGCCTAATGCTTGAAAAGTTTTATGAAATGGAAACGCAGCAGCAATTCCTTTAACTAATGCGTTTGCTGGCGTTTGTGCAAACGGAAGAAGTATTCTACCAATTGGTATAAAACCTATTCTAAAATTTTGAATTAATGATGATGGTTTGCGTAGAAACGCGATATCATCTTGTAGCGTGTTATATTTTGCTACAGCATTTAGCTCGTCTTTATAGTTTTCTGGGCTTAGTAAAACCATGCCAGCTTCATCAAGCGCAGTTCTATTATCTTCCCCTCTGCCTAATGCGTTGCGATATGCATGGTTTGCTTGGACATAGTGTTCACCACGTTGCGATATCGTTTTAAAAAAATCATCTGCTGTTGTTAATGTTCTTAAAAATAATCTACTGGCCTGACCAACCGTATTTATTGCTGTGCCAAAAACAGTTTTGCTATTGCTGCGTAATGCACCACCATAATTTTCTATATCTTGTTTTGCACCGACAGCACCTTGTTCACGCACAAACGCAACTTTTGCTACACGCAGTGCATCACCAAATGAATCAATGTAACCTTTTAATCTAAACAGTACGTCAGTTTTAAAAACCTGGTCAGAGTTGTCTAAACCAAGCGCATCTCGATATTTACGCACTGGCAAATTAAACAAACCAGCGATTGATTCCTCTGGTAGCTGCCATGCCATCCATAGGGTGTTGCCTAATGCGTTGCGTGTAAATGTACCAGTACCTGACAACATGCCTGACTGATAAGCTTCTCCTAATGCGTCAGATGTTTTTGCCATGCCAGCTTTTGCATGGAAGCGCAAAAAACCTATAAAACCTTTTTCATTACGTCTTATATCTTTTGCTCGTTTTGCTATTTGCTCGACAGTCAATTCGCCAAGATCTTCTGCCATCATGTCCGTTTGCGCTTGAGCAATTTCAAATAGACCAGTATCGCCACCCATAAATTTTTGTAGATTTAATCCGCGTCCATATTCTGATCTATTACCACTTACTTGCAAAAAGATTGCTGGCACAATTTTGTTTAGACGCAAGTATTTAAATTTATCGTCTTGAGTAGCTGTCTTATTTAAAATTTTGTCTTCCAGCTTAAGCATTTGTTTTGTTGTTTCTTGAAGAATTTCATAAGCTGCGTAAAGATCTTCTGGTGTTAAGAGCCCTTCTTCTATCCGTTTGTTAAGTATTCTCCTAGTTGTGTTAAAGGTATCAGCAAATGCTTCAGCTGCTTTCTTTTTACTTACAGAAATTGGCACATTACCACGAGTAGCTTTGTTAATTAGCTGTGGCATTGATTGCGCTTTTTGCTTTAGAAGCTTTGCTACATCTTCCTGTGTTTGCAGCAAATCAAAGTTAATGCCATCAACACCAGTTGGCGCTGGCGCTTCAGCTCGTTCATCAGCTTCTTTTTTAACTGTGTCATCAATCTTATCAATTTTGGTTTTTCTGCCAGTAAATACATTGAGTATGGACTGATTGGCATCTTCCATGAGCTGATTAAATTCAGTTTCAACAGGATCAACGTCATCAAGCAACTCATCAACAGCAGCTGCACCCTCATCTATTTTTGCTTGTCGTGTGTTGCCAGACGAAAACCCTCGATCTGCAAAAGTCTTTACGCCTTGCTCAGATAATATTTTTGGAGCCAAAGAAACTTTTGCTGCCAAAGGATCATAGTCAGGTGGCGCTATAACTTCTTCTTGCTCGTTTGGGATCCGTTGCGGTTGCGTATTATCCAGCTGCGTAAATGCTGGCGGTATTGCAGCATTTTGATCCACTTGTGTTTTAGAAGCAGAACCTAGCATATCAAGCAAAAATGATAATGTTTCTTTAGCGCCTTTACCGCCTAGAGCCAATTGATTTTGTGCTGGATCAATTGCCATTTCTGTAGGCGCACCAGCTGCATTGATTTGAGCTCGTTGTGTTTGCTCTTCAGCTAAGTCTAGTGGATTTACTGCCATGATGCCTCACGCAAAAAAGGCCGCCAAAGCGACCTATAAGTAGTTAAAAATTTTATTAATTGTTTGTGTTGTTCAAACGAGAAAGTTCCGCGTTTTGCGCAGCAACTGCATCGTCATAATCTGTAAATTTGGGTACATCAGTAGCACCGCCAAAATAACTAGGATCATAAACATAAAATACAACATCTGGTTCACCATTGTTAAAACCTTTAAAAGTATTTTTATCCCAATTGTCTGGCGCAAACTCATCATTCCAGGGCAATCTAGCCACTGGTTTAAATCCAGCAGTTTCGTATATTCCAGACAGAAATGTATCAAACGCATCGAGCTTTTTGCCACCAGCTGCAATAGCAGCTTGCATCATAGAATATCCAATGCGACCTGTTTCGTTGCCTGATTGAAACACAGCAACAATATCGCCATCAGGTTTTATTGCAAAGCCACTTCCGTTTTCCGTTCTAAACAGTCTTGCATCTGCAAGCTCTTCTGGTGATTTTATTTCTACTTGTGCTCCAAACGTATGACCTGACATAGCGTTTGTCATATCTGTGTTGTATTGAGTAGCTGTCTCAGCAGCTGGCGTTTCATTTATTTTAGGTAATGAAATGCCTACTTCACTGTATATACGTTGTGTTTGTTCGTCAGGATTAAGGACTAAAAGCCCATCTCCTTCAGCCCCTTCTCCGCTTCCTCGCGTGTAAGGGCTGGATGCTTCGCCAGTAGTTTCTCCACTTCTTCGTTGCGATCGAACGGTACGTTTTGGGGCGCTGATGCTTCGGAAGTTTGTGAGCTCCGCATCTGTCGATTGCGCTGTAGTTTGAGTTTCATCGCCTGTGCGAACTCCTGATCGTAAGACATTTCCTATTTTCTCCGCTGTTTCTGAAAAAGAACCTGGACGAGATAACACACCTAAGTCAGTATATAGGTTTTGTTCGTGAAACCACAAGACTGCTTGTGCATCTTGCTCAGATAAACCTTCACTAGTTAGTTTGTCAACTAAACGTGCTGTAAATTCTTCCATACGTTTACGCTCTGGAAGATTGCGTGGCTGGGCTGCTAATGTACCGTCTGGGTTTCGCATGTTTCCAAAATGTCTATTGAATGACCGCGTAAACCACACATCTTTAGTCGTGCCTTGATAACCGTTAATGTTTAGTGAGTAACGCCCAGTTTTGTCACCAAGCACCATAGCACCAAGATATATACTATCTTTACCACCGCCCAATGCAGCTGGCGCACCGCTTAACCCAGCAGCTTTGCGTACTTCAGTAAGTTCTCGTAAAGTATGAGGTGACAGCCACCAATCTGCAAAACCTTCAAGACCTTTTGTTTCTACAAGATGTGCAATAACACGCATACCTGATGCTACAGCTTTTTGCTTTCGACCCCATCCAGCAGCTGGAATACCTTCGGTTACAGCACCAGCTGGTGGTGGTTCTGTTGGAACTTTGCCTGTTTTCAAAAATTGTAAGAATGCCGCTGTAACTGCTTTTGTATTATTAGTAACTTTATTTCCAATAGACGTTGGCGCAGCCATTGCAGACCATAGCACACGCATAGTCTCGTTATTTTCTAAAACTTCTAAGCCTGGCGTTTTTGATAGTATTTCAAACGTTTTCTTTACGTCAGCATCGTACCAGCCTTTGCCACTAACAGCCTGATCTAATTGAAACATAATTTCGTCAGCAGCTGCATCTAGTACTAAATCAAAATCTGCATCGTTATTAGGATCTAATTGTCTACCGTATATATTTTGATGGTTCTGCTCAAAATACGTCGCTAAATTTTCTATTTTTGGTTTGTTGCCTTGCGATATTATTAATACTTGTTCCTTTGCATTTTCGTTTTCTGCGCCACCTTCTCTGGCTACAACATAAAACGAACGTTTATTGTTTTGACCAAAATTACCAAAGTTACTGCCTAAAGGCGGCATTTGACCAGGCTGGTTAAGTCGTTCACCAACGTCTTTAACAACATTAGCAAACGTTTCTTGCATGTTTTCTTTTGCAGCTTTAACAAACGGCAATACTTGCTCTTGTGTAATATCACCGTCTTTTATAGCTCTGAATGTTTTGCCAAGACCTAACAATATCGGTTCTGCAAGAACACCTAGTACGCCACCTTCTAATGCAGTCTTAAATCTTCCTACATAGTCTGGATCATTGGGATCCGTTTGCATAAAATCGACTATAACGTTTTGTGGTATTTCTACTCCAAACGCCTCACCTACCTCATAAATCATATCAGATAAGCGTCCTTCGTTTCCCTCAAATGCTAGGAAATCAGCAGCCGCTCCCCCAGTAAAACCCTTCATAAAGTTACTTTTGCCAAATCTAAAAAACTTACCAAGCCCAGCATATGCGCCTACGAACTGTGAAAGTGATCCAAGTACTTTGGCTCCAGCGCCTGATTGCTCATCTATAGCCAGTAAACTTTCAAGATCTATCGCATACGGTTGCTGTCCATTTTCAAGTTGTTCAATCTGTGCATTTATTTCATCGCTAGACGCAAACTTTATCGCTGGGTCAAATTCACCAGTTTTTGGGTCAAAAATTTGATATTGAAAACTACCTTCTAATTCAAATAAATTTTCAGCTATCTTTTGATCTTCTATGCTTTCTGGCTTTGGTAAAACATTGCTTAGGAATTTTGCTGGGTTTGCAAAACTACCACGAGCAAGACCTTTAGTAATCTCTTTTATACTGCCCTCAAAGATCGGCTTATCAACTGGGCTTACTACATCGAAACCCAAGTCATATGCTTGCTGTTGCACCTCTTCAGTAAGTGGCTCTGTGATG